GTCCCTTCCGATTTTAATTTCAAATATCAAGATAACTCTACTGCATACTCAACCAATCCAGTAAAAGAAGTAACTAATCTTGACTACGAAAATGATATTCAAACAGAAAGAAGAAACATTTGGATTCTGAAAGGAAGGTATTTAAATATTGCTCTTGATGACCTAGAGATTATCATGACATACAAAAAAGGATCCAGTCAGTATGTGACTGAATCCATGAAGCGTGGGGATAATATTAGATTATTTCAGTAGATTAATATATGCTGCGATAACCAATAAGGTTAAGCACAACTGATTATATTTCATTGGAAGTATTTGTCCATCCTAAGTTTGATATAATACATTCCCAACAACCAGACGGAGAAGAGAAATCCTTCTCCGTAACTCATGGTGTTCCATGCGTGAACTGCGCTATCCATTATTCTTCAGCAAGTTTCTGGAAGTAGGACAGCGCATCATCCTCATCAGAGTCCGCAGACTTGGTGGGAGTGATGTCTGGTGCATTGAAGTCAGCAGCAGGAGGCTTGCTTGATTCAAAGTTAGGAGAGAAAGATCCGCGACCTTCACTTTCATTCTCCAGTTCTTCATCATAACGACGGGCAGGTGGTTTAGCACCAAGCACCATCTTCAGACGCTTATCCAGGTCTTCATAAGACTTGAATTGGTCAGCAGCAGTCAAAGCAGTCAATGAATACTGCTTCTGCCACAATGCTTCTAGTGCATCGTCATCATCCAGGAGAGGACTAGGTGTAGCAAACTCAGAAGAATCATAGTTCCAGTAACCTGCAACCTTCTTCAGTTTCAGTTTAAAGTTAGCACCCTGCCAAAAGTCAAAGGGGTTGATGGCAGTTTCATCTTCATACTCAGGTTGCATTGCTTCCATGATCTTATCAAAGATCTTCTTGCCGAACTTATACAGGAAGACACGACCTTCGTTCTGAGGGTTTGCCTTATCCTGCACAACATAGATGTTGGCATAGTAGGATAGTTTACGCTTCTGCTTACGAACAGTGTCCTTATCAGAATCAAGACCACTATTCCAGAGTTCACGGTTGTGCTCTGATACAGGGTCTTTGCCACCGTTTGTAGTCAAAGAGTTCTCGATGTACCAACCACCAGGACCTTGGAAGGCATGGGAGTACATCTTTGCCCAAGGAAGTTCTTCCTCATTAGGGGCAGGGAGGAAACGGATGACGGCATAACCATTGCCGGTCTTATCCATTTCAGGTTTCCAGAGACGGTCATCTCCACCGCTGCTGGTATTGTTCATCTTCTCAACTTCCTTTACCAATTTAGAGGTCAAGGAACCCAGAGAGGATTGCTTTTTAAGATTTGCGAAAGACATAGGATTAATTAGATTTGTACGTATTTGGCTTGTGTGTACCTCGGTATTCTACACGTTAAAGTCGTCTTCGTCAATCTTCGACTTCATCACATCCAGCATTTTGGACATGTTTGTAAAGATTGTCTGCATATCAACATTGGGCGGGAGACCCATCATCTTTGCAGAATCAACGATTCTTTCTTTCATAATTTTTGCTTCAGGATCATCTGATAAACTCAGACGAGCATAAAGAACTCTTTGTTTATCAAGAAGTTTTTCCATCATACTAACATGGAACTTTTTTTCTTCTTTATTCATAGAGGGGAAGTTAAAGACGTTGCGATAAACGTCTTCTTGCAACTCACTTATTTCCGTCATTTCTGCACGGACTACATCGGAATCAAAAAAACTCATTTTCCTAAAACAACTTGCTTTAAAACTTTTTTATAACGAGATACGTCAATATTTAGGAATGGAGAATACTTTCTCATCCGCATATTAACAGTCTCCCATACTGGATCAGACAATTTACTATTCCAGTCTTTACTGAACCCAAGTATTCTATCAAGAATAACTAAGGTTTCAATTGAGATATCATCCCTCAAATATGATTTCAGAATATCTGGATGACGGGAACCATCCATAGAGAACATGGCATCAAAATTATTATCTGAAAAGACTTTCTCTGCTTCTTCCTTAAAAAGATATGAGAGTGATTGAGTTCTCTTCTTCCATAAAGTATACCTACCCTCACCTTCGCGTATCATCTCTCCTATCCAAAGTTTACTTGGATCAGTGCAGGTGATGAAGTTAGATATGAAGAACTCTATTACTTCTTTGTCGTCTTTATTTCTAGAAAGTTTTTCAAACCAGAATCTATCTTTCCTTTTATAGAAAGACTGTACGGTTGCACGACTCTTACCACAGTACTTGTGATAGTCATACTTCTCTTTCGTGAAGTGATTCTTCAGCGAAAGATATTGCTTGTAGGCATCAAACGGCATCATGAAAAAAGTAATAGGGTCAAATTTTTGCCAGAAATTTTTTCAGGCAAAAATGGAATCAAATAGGCAATTTTGCACGGGAACTTCTCTTTAAGAAGTTAAGTTCCATTGCCTCTGCTTTTATTTTGTCTTTCAAAGGTTTGGGAATCAGTTTTGGAACTGATTCTAAATCAATACTATTATTCTCACAGAAGTGAATAATAGCATCAATGTAACTCATTCCTGAGTTCTGTATTACAAGAGATTCGATCTCCTGTGCGAAACGAGAGGGGCAAAAGAATTTACTTTCTAATACTTTTTCTAGTTCATTCTCCATTCTCTGTCCTAAGATTGTGAGATACAAATTCTTTAATATATCGAACTAATAACTTAATATAATCCCCTTTGTTCCTTTTGTCAAATACTTTAACCTCACCACCAGGTGTAACCATGATGGTAATGAGTTTCTTTACGGGGATACCAGTCAACTCATAATAAGCAGCAGCGTAGAAAGTTTCCTGAACAAAGTAGTTTTCCAACCACTCTTCTGGTTTGATCTTTTCGGATGTTTTAAAATCGATGACTGCAAGTTCGCCTTCGTACTCTCCGATACAGTCAACGCGACCAGCTAATCCAAGATACTCGGAATAGAGGGTCCTTTCTATAGCGTGTATATTATTTATCTTGTCTAGATATGGTAGGGCATGATGAAACATATACCGTGTGAGAGGTTTAAAGTCATCCCAATTGATTTCTTTGTTCCGCATGTAAACTTCAACTGCTTCATGGAAGTCTGTTCCACGGGCAGTTGCTTTCTTTGTGATTCGGTTTGCTTCCTCAACACCAATTCGCTTACGCCACTTGACAAATATCTGTCGGTTATAAAAAGAAGTTACCGATGTAATAGAAGGCACCCAGTCTCCACTTGGAAGGTTGTAGAGACGGATGCCATTTGTTTCTTTCTTGTTTAGTTCAAGGTCACCGAGATAATTACAATGCTCAAAAATCATAAATTCATTTCCATCTTAGCTAGTAAGTATTCTTTCACCAATCCAGAGCGAACGATATCTTCAACTCCAAATTCAACAATGTCAACCGAAGGCATGATGCGTAAGATTTTCATGAAATCTGCAATGCCATTTTTTTCAGCAGACTTAACGAGGTCAGACTGAGTAGCATCTCCACAGAACATAATCTTTGAATCTTGACCAATTCTAGTGATAATACTATCAAGTTCATGATAGTTTAAGTTTTGGAATTCGTCAACGATAACGATTGCATTATCAAGTGTAGTGCCACGAATGAAAGACGTAGACCAGAATGAAATTGTTCCTTGTGCTTTGAGGTTACCATACAGCATCTCAAAGTCAGTATCAGTGGGCATCTCAAACATATACTTTACCATGTTCTTATATGGAATCTGGTAAAGGGAAGACTTGTCTTCATGGTCTCCAGGTAGGAAACCAATCTCTCTAGTCGCTACAAGAGACCTGACAAGGTATATTTTGTCGTAAGCAGTCTTCTCATCTAAAACGTCTTTAAGAGCATTGTAGAGGGTAATAAAGGTCTTTCCTGTGCCAGCACATCCATATGCTACAAGATTTTGATCGTTCTTGTAACAACGAAAGAGTTCTTTTTGATTTTCAGTGAGGGGTGTGATGTCCCTCATTAAGTCTGAATTGATTGGTTTCTTCCTTTTCATATGCTTGTTGCTCATTCCAAACGGAACTACTGGTTGATTAGTCTTTCTTTTTGCGGACATAAACGGTAAGTTAGAAGGAGTAGTCGCGGTGTTTCCGAACTGTGGCACCTGGTTGTTTAGATGCACGGTCCAGAACTTCATTCCAGCCGCTAGATTTTGCTTCACCAGTCCACTTAAATTCTGTAGACTGTCCTGCACATCCTTCTGACCAATCCTTATCCCATCCTGGATTCGCTTCTTTCCACTCCGAGTATGCCTTCATAGACATATTGAGTTCCTTCTTTTCTTTTGTTTCTAAATTAATAACGGGGTATGTTGGCATAACTCAATTGTTGGTGTAAATATTTATGAATTCCATTCCATTGCTTCTGCAACAGCAGGGAACTGTTCACAGAAGATTTCTTTTGC